ACACCTACTACTGCTGCTAATGCGTATCTACGCATATAAGTAATAGCAGAACCAGCGCCTTGTGCGTCTACTTTGCTTACAGGCAATGACATTTCTTGACTAATCCATTCGCCAGATTCATGGGCAAGGATTGTGGTCAAAGACATAGACTTATCTAAGTCCGAATAAGTCCCAGGGAATTGAGATACAGATAAACCATTAGAGGCCAGCAAATCACGACAAGCATCCCAAACAGACTCAAGGTCAGCATAGTTGGATTTGAAAAAAGGATTTTTACTATCTTTTTTAGCATAGGTTAGTTTCCCTTGAACTGTAGCTAATGATTTAGCTAAATTAGCAATAGATTCAGATTTAAGCATGATGACCTCCAAAGATATTGCCGAAGTCATCAAATACTGACTGCAACAGGTCATTGCGTTTGTTGTTTGGTTTACCGCAAGCTGCACGAATTACATCCACATCGTCTTGTGACAACTCTGTGCCGTATTCCATGTTATCTAAAGCTATTTCTAAGCGGTGTTCCATTTCTTGCATTACTTGTGCCATTTCATCCATGTTATTTCTCCCTTTTGGCAATAGCAAAATTGCTATAACTACACTTTAACATAGATTAATCACAATGTGCAAATACTTTTTTAAGTGTTGTATTTATGGGATTTCTTGTGTTAAGATGACTTTATTATGAAATTAAAACTAACTGACACAGCAATTATTGATTTGCTTGGTGGCACTAACAAAGTCGCCAAAATGTGCGATGTAGCGCCAGCAGCCGTATCTCAATGGCGTATTCGTGGCATACCAAGTGATAAATACATGATTTTGGGCGCAAGAATAGAAAAAGAATCACATGGTCTGGTAAGTCGAAAAGACCTGTTTCCTACTAATTTTTGGTTGTTATGGCCTGAACTGTTGCCAAAACAAAATGCTTTTGGTGAACACGATGATACTGAGTAATGTAACTATCTGTGCAATAGACTCAGCACAGCCAGAAAAAGCCAAAAAAGCCATAGAACGCAGTAAACGACAGATTAAATTTGGTGGTGAGTTGTTTATTGACCACAACAGTATCAACAGTCGTCAAGCCTATAGCCAATTTGTTCTTCAAGAACTGCATAAATACATCCATACGGACTTTGTTTTGATGGTTCAATGGGATGGGTGGGTAATTAACCCAAACGCCTGGCAAGACGCATTTTTAGATTATGACTACATTGGCGCTGTATGGCCTTGGCATCCTGAAGGTGTCAGAGTTGGCAATGGAGGGTTTTCCCTTAGAAGTAAAAAGTTATTACAACTAACGGCAGACCCTAAATTTGTGTATAAACCATTGAATGAGGATGACCTTATTTGCCATGTCAATAGGGATTTCTTGGTTAGCAACGGAATCAAATTTGCGCCAGAAGAATTAGCAAGGTATTTTAGTTTTGAAAGAGAGATAACAAACCTGATTCCATTTGGCTTTCATGGTGAATTTCACATGGACAAATATTTGTAGTAGAATATGGTTGTCAGGAGTGGCATCCTAGACAAACTCCAGTAGCATCAACCCCAGTAGTTTTAGGAGGGGTATGTGTAGTTATAGACAGATAGCGAGTCTGCTGGAGAATTTGTCTATAGTTGCCCATGCCAAGGGACATACCTCTCCTAAGATTATTGGGGTTTTCTTACTTCTGACCGCCCTAAATGCTGTGGGCGTTATAAAAATGCTAGATGGGCTAGAGGTCTTGGAATAAGTAGCCAAGAAGCGAGGGTAGACACCTGCGATAGCCTTGAGTATTGGATTGCGCCAACTCGAAGATAGTCGTTACTTGATACATCACGCAATTAAACCGACAACTCGTTGTCGTTGGTCTTTCTATGGGTTTTTAACTTATAAGTATTAATTTCGTATTGAATTTTATGCTTAAAGGTAAATGTTGCTTATTTGCAACTAAGGGTTTTTCTTACTTTACATAGCTAGAAAGAAGTCAGAAACTAGCATTGTTGTTTAACTTAAAGGGGAATTAAATGAAAGATTTTTTAGGTGCTTGTTTATTAGGTGCAGTATTAGGTTGTATGTTTGCTTATGGCGTTCCAGCTAAAGCCCAGACTATTCAGATGACCGACAGTCGTGGTTACAGCATGGGAACTGTGCAAATCAATGGCAACACAGCGCAGTTTGTAAATCCGCAAGGAATCACAACTCAGACTGCTACGCTATATCCAAATCAAGTTGTTATACAAAACCCAAATCTGTCTAATAACGCTATTGTGGTTGGAACTCCAGCATATACCGTTCCACCAAGCCCACCAACACCAATGTCACCAAGAGTTTTACAATGAATATTACTATCAGGATGGTCAAAGAAAATAAAGACGGTTCTGCTGATGTAGATGTTAGATTTGACAATGCAGGGTTACAGTTTTTAATAGAGCAAGGTTTAAAGGCTTCTATGGTGGAAGCAATCGTTCAACAACATACAGGGGAGATGTATGGAATTTCAGACATTCTGGGAACTTTACCCAAAAAAAGCAAAAAGCGTGTAAAATAAACGAAACCCCTAAAGGTCGGTAAACCGATAGGGGATTCTAACCACCACAACTTACAGGAGTTGATATGGCTGCAAAAGATTTTACATTATCACAAGAATATTTACATCAATGGTTTGATTATGTTGATGGAAATTTGTATTACAAAAAATCAAAATCAAAAATAAGAATAGGTCAAAAAGCTGGTTGGCTTTCAACTACTGGATATTGCAGAATTAAAATACAACACATTGATTACGCAGCGCACAGAGTAATTTTTATGTGGCATCATGGATATTTGCCAGAAATTATTGACCACATAGATGGAAATCCTGCAAATAATAAAATTGAAAATTTAAGACCAACTAATCAATCTTGGAACGCAATTTATAGCAAAAAAAGAAGCAATAATACAAGTGGATATAAAAATATTAGCTGGCACTCTCAATCAAAAAAATGGTGGGTTCGTGTTTATATAAATGGAAAAAGAAAATCATTAGGATTGCATAAGGATTTACAAAATGCAGTAAAAGTTGCAAAAGAAGCTAGGATTGCTAATCATGGAGAATTTGCACATCATGGTTAATTTTGATGATTTTTGGGTTTTATATCCTAAGCGTGTTGCCAAGGGCGCAGCAATAAAAGCGTGGGCAAAATTAAATCAGGCGGAACGGATTGAGGCCATTGAAGCTCTGCCAAATCATTTAAAATATTGGAAGTTCAAGGGGACAGATAAGGAGTTCATTCCTTTCCCTGCCACTTGGTTGAATCAAATGCGCTATCTTGACGAACTAGAATTTACTGAAACTAAAAAGCCTGGTTTGCCTTGGTATTCAACGGATGAATTGACACTTGCAAAAGCAGCCGAACTTGGAATTACTCCTTACGCAGGAGAATCCTACGCCCAATTACGACAAAGAATTTCAACACAAATCAGCCGTCAGGCAACTGTGTAAATTTCGCAAAGAAATGGGATTAGCTAAGTTTAGAACTTATATAAGTGAAAAACCGAATCTGTATCAATACTTTGCAGACTTCACAACGCAATATGAAAAAGGAAATAGGGGAGAATGGGGAAAATGGATATAGAAAAATACATTGTCATGGCTACAGGGCTAGGTTATCTAGTAGTAGGTCTTGCACAATTCTTTAAAGGTTCAACGCCTAATGCAATGATATGGCTCGGGTACAGCTTTGCTCAAGTCGGTTTATGGATGAATCTCAAATGAAAATACTTGTAGCTTGTGAATTTAGTGGAACTGTGCGTGATGCTTTTATTAAAGCTGGACATGACGCTGTAAGTTGTGACATAGAGCCATCTGATAAACCAGGTCCTCATTATCAAGGCGATATGTTCGATATTATCAATGACGGTTGGGATATGATGATTGCCTTTCCACCATGCACACATTTAGCTTGTAGTGGTGCTAAACATTTTGCACAAAAAAGGGCTGATGGTCGGCAACAGCAAGGTATAGACTTTTTTCTTAAAGTTATAAATGCCGATATACCTAGAATTGCAGTAGAAAATCCAGTTGGTATTATGTCATCTATTTATCGCAAACCTGACCAAATCATCCAGCCTTGGCAATTTGGACATGAGGCGCAAAAAACAACCTGCTTATGGCTTAAAAATTTACCACAACTACAACATACAAAAGTTGTTGAAAAAGGTAGTTTTTATATAACCAAAAGCGGTAAAAAAATGCCAAGTTGGTCGCATGATGCTGTAGGTGCTGATGGCAAAAAAATAGGATATAACACGCCAGAAATTAAAAAAATCCGCAACAAAACATTCCAAGGAATTGCTGATGCTATGGCAAACCAATGGGGGAAACTATGAAAGAATATGACCCAAATGATGCGATTGATTTTATCTTCAAAACAGCCCCATCGTATGCAAAGGCGAAAGGTGAACTCGCTGAACTCGAGGCGTTTAAATCAAGTCTTAAAGCTATTAAAATGGCTGAGTCGTCAGAACAAAGCCTTGGCGCACAAGAAAGAGAAGCGTATCGTTCTGAGGCTTACCAAAGCCTATGTAAGGCCATTGGCGTGGCGACAGAAAATGCAGAGGCGTTGCGCTGGAAATTAGAAGCAGCCAAGATGCGTTTTGAAGCATGGCGCACACAAGAAGCAAGCAACCGAAACATTGAAAGACTAACCAAATGATTGATTACTCAGAACCATATCTAAAAATTCAAAAGCTAGTTAAGGCTTATCACAATGCTACGCTTAAATGTGACTTTGAAAAGGCCACAAAGATTGCCCATGACCTTGCTGATGAAACAATAAAATTAGAGATTGCCAGCATTAAGCAACTCAAGAATCAATGGATTTCCCAATGAAAGCAATGCGGTCATTAATTGCAAGCCACACAGATTATGGGGATTTTATTGGGTTAATCCCACAGAATCCTCATTTCTGCCCTAGTGACTTAGATGGTATTGCAGAACGCAATGGTCATTTCTTGATTATGGAATGGAAACGACCTGGCGAAAAAATGAGCGATGGTCAAAAGTATTTATTAAAGGCCCTTGCAGCAAATCCTAAATTTATGGTTGTTGTTATCATAGGAGATACTGACAACGGCACAAATATTCAAGAATATTGGCAATATGCATCAGACGGTAAAGTATTTAAAGCTGGAGTAGGTTTTGACTCTTTCAAAACTTTTTATAGATTATGGTATGACTACGCGGATGGCAACAAAAAATGAAAAGAAGTATCTTGATAGAGTTGCAAGGGTCGGATGTATTCTCTGTCGTTCCGCCTTTGGGGTCAAAGACAGTCCAGCAGAAATTCATCACATCAGACGGTTTGGTGGCAAGAGGTCTACATCCCCTGTCATTCCATTATGCCCAGAACACCATAGGGGAAATAGTGGCGTTCACGGACTGGGCGCAAAAGGTTTTGAAGTTAAATGGGGCATTACCCAGGAAGCGTTATTGGCGCAATTACACGAATTGTTAGAATAATAGTGCTATAATAGTCAAAACCCATAAAGGTCGGCTAACCAATATGGGCTTCTAATCACATAACTGAGGTTTATATGACTGCACAAATTTTAACTCAAAATTATTTAAAAACGCTATTCGATTACAAAGATGGCGAATTGTATTGGAAAGTTAGACCAGCTAATTGCATACAAATTGGCGACAAAGCTGGATGTTTAGACACAAATGGATATTACAAAATCCGAATAAATAAAAAAATGTATGGAACGCATAGGCTTATATTTGCTATGCACCATAATTATTTCCCAAAACAAATTGACCACATAGACCGCAATCCATTAAATAATCGCATTGAAAATTTGCGTGATGCTACTTATGCGCAAAATCAATGGAACACATTAAAAAACCCAAGAAACACAAGTGGTTATAAAAATGTATTATTTAGAAAAGACAAGAAAAAATGGACTTGCAGATTTAGAGTAAATGGCAAAGATATAATGCGTGGCGCTTTTAATACTGCTAAAGAAGCAAGCGTATATGCAGAACAATTAAGGAAAGAATTACATGGACAATTCGCAACCTAAAGTTCGAGGGGGTCATACCCAAGTTCCAACGCTATACGGTGCGCTTTATTACGAAACTCCTTATCATGGTGTGTCCATTTTGAACTCTTGTGCCTACTCATGTGTATGCACTCATGACAAAGAACTCGAATTACAGTATCCAAATGACCGCACCGAGCAGACGAAATCGTAATGGTATGTTCGTGTTTACCGCCATCATCGTATAAATAAGTTCCCATAACTTCTGGGTCTTGATTAACCACAAAGTTAATTTCTTCTGGTAATGGCATATTCCACCTATCAAAAGGCTTCATACAGTAGATAGCGCTGTATAAATTTTTTAGGATAGCTGGACTAAGTTTCATGCCAAATGTTTAAGTTGAGAATGAGGAATTACAGACCTTTTATCTGCTGAATATGCGCCACAAGCCTTACATTGATAACGCTGATAAGCACCTGTATTAGTATATTTAAACCCTTTGCTGATTAGGTGGTCTTTGCCACAAGTAGGGCAACTCCAACCATTTCTATCTTTTTTCATCAAAGTTATATTGATTGGCTGTTTTATCCAAGGCAACAATTTGTTATATAACTTTTCAAGTAACAATACATCTTGAATATTATAGGTTTCCATTGTTTTCCATGCTTTAGGGTCATTTGCCATACATTTAATCCAAAGCGTATGCCCTTCATGGTCTTTCTTTTTACCCAAACCTAAACGCTGAGAAACATAATCTAGCTTGTTACTAGGAAATCTAAATTGGCTTTTAACAACTCTCAAAAGGTCAATCTGTTTAATGGGTGGTGGCGGTGGCATTTTATGAAGCAGAAATTCCTTGTTTAACGTGGGCATATCGAATTTTGAGCCGTTGTAATGCACTACCGCATCTGCTTGTTCTAAAAGGCTGTAAACACCTTCTAACATGGTCTTAGGGTCTGTTTTTTGCACAGAGTCAAAGTAAATCTGTTTTTCGCCAAGAAACTTAGCGGAATAACACATTGTGTATGACGATTCTAATAACTGATTTAGTGATACATTTTGCTGCCATAAGCCCCATACATGAGCCGTATTTGGCGAAGTTTCAATATCTATCAGCAATATCTTCAATTTAATCCCCTATAATTACCAAGTTGCTAAACACTAACATATTATTATGGCATTTGCGAAAAAAGTAGACAAAAATCAAACACTTGTTGTAAAAGCACTACGAGATTATGGGGCGCAAGTTCATCATTTGCACATGGTCGCCAAAG